TCCTTTGTGTGGGATACTGAAACCATGATGACACGAGCCGAAGCGATAGCGCAGGTATCACTTTTTGTTGATGCACAAAGTTATCCGCAGATGTCCACAACCGACATAGGGAGCATCCTTGATTCTTTCTCACGGTTCAGCACTTGGACGGCTAGCACCACCTATGCTGTCGGTGACCGTGTAGTGCCTACAACGCCCAACGGCAGGGTTTACGAGTGCCGGGTGGCTGGTACGTCGGGTGCTAATCAGCCAACCTTTCCTGTGTATGCACCGTATCAAGTCAAAGGCTTTACCTTGGAAGATGGCACGGGAGACCCAACCTTGATGTGGGTAGACCAAGGTCCAATCAATACCGAGCGCTACGATGTTCGCACAGCAACTCGCCAAGCATGGCTGATCAAAGCATCAAGGGTAGCCGCAGACATCGATAGTAAAGAAGGTACGAGCGACGTAAAACTTTCCCAGTTGATGCAGAACTGCCTAACCATGGCAGACAAGTTTAGACCGTTGGTGTTCGCATGAGCCCTATCCTACGCGCCACATTGAGCGCCGGCATGGTACGCAACCTGTGCCAAGACCGGGTAGAAATACATCGCTTCACGCTTACCGAAGACGGCAGGGGTGGTGCTACTGAGACGTGGCGCAAGGTTGCCGAGTACAACGGCAGGCTAACCAACCAAAGTGACACCGAAAGCATTGTAGGCGGTGGTATCCAGTCATCTGCACAGTGGACGCTGATAGTCGCTGTCGGAGCTGATGTCATGCCGCAGGATAGGGTTTACCGGGTGGGTGATGATTCAAAGTATTACGATGTGATCGGGACAGACTTTGGGCAGACGGAGTTGCTCGTTCAGCACGTAGGATTAGTGGAGCGTACAGCGTGATGGCAGAATGGATGCAACTTGGAGCGGTGATAGTCATTCCCTTGATAGCAAGTATCAGCGGCTTGTACAAAATGCTTTTTGATATCAAGTCCGACATCAGGATTCTGGTTCATGATGCCAAGCAAACCGAAGCGGATCTAGTCATTATCAAGAAGGCGATAGCGAGACTGAGCGAGCGAGTAGCCGCACTGGAGGCACGACATGGGTAGCATCAGCATCAAGCGTTTAGTGGTCGTTGTGATCGTGGCGTTTACAGCCGCTTTTACTTCCGTGTTCGGCGATGGCATCAGGACAAGCGAAGCACACGACCTCAGCGAGCTGGGCGCAGTGCTGGCACTCTACGGCTCGAAGGCGGTAGCGGCGGGTGTCTCCGCTGCGGTGTCTAGTGTGCTGGCATTCCTCACGATGCCGTTCAAGGGTGTTCAAGCCAATGCGATGAAGGTGGGCAAATGAATTTCCAAAACTACAGGCTAGAGCCTAACCCGAACAGCCCCGGTGATTGGATTGTCTTTGGTGACATCACTGACAATGACGGAAAAATTATCGGTACGTTTGGGCCTGATGGGACATCCGTATTCGGTTGGTGGGTTACGCAGGATGTAAGATTCCAACAAAACTACAGCAATCAATTTGCCATCGTAATGGCTCAGGAAATCGTAGCGGGAACAGCTGAATAATGCCTACATACTACGTCGCTCCATATGGCAGCAATGCAAACAACGGGACTACTCCTGCTACGCCTTGGCTTACGGTTCAATTTGCTTTAGGTGCTGCAACCGGTACTAATCCCGGACTAGTTGCCGGTGATACCGTTTGGATTGCACCCGGTACATACCGGGAGGTAATTACCTCAACAACACTTACCGGTACATCTGGAAACACAATCAAGATTTACGGTGACCCTACATTTAGCAGGGCGTGGACTGCTGGTACAGCTGGACGTGTGCGACTTACAAACTATCTAAGCGACACTTTAGTTCCTACCGCTAGTCAAACCTTGTATGTTCTTGGTGATTATATTGAAGTTCAAGATTTGTGCTTTGACGGCAATACAGATACAGGTGCTTCCGTTGTTGTTATAACAAATTCTTGTTTGTGTCTACGTGGTGGAAACATAACCGTAAAACGCTGCACTGTGCAGACAACCGTTAATTCCAGACAAATGGGGATTGGATGTTTTATACCAACAGGGAAAAATAACATCACTATCGATAGGTGTTCTGTTCAAACGACCATAGGAATATATATCTTTTCACAAACACAAACACCTACATATGACGTTAATGCAGTGATAAAAGATTGTTTTATAACTTCTGGAGAGTATGCAATATTCCTTGATGGTTCAGGTGGTACTAGTCACTCAACGGGCGCACGTCTATATAATAATACTCTTGTAGGAAGTGGTACTGCTATAGGTTTATTTGGCTTTGCTCAGGTTGGTGGTACTACTACTGAAATCCGTAACAACTTAATTTATGTGCCAAGAGGTACAGGTGTTGCTACTGTTGGAGGGGGAAGTGCGACCATAACACAGAGTAATAACGTTATTTATGCAGCCACTAATTTCACTGCTGTATCTCCTACTACAAATAATGTTTTTGCTCCTAGTCTAGATTTTGGTAGTAGCCGGTTACAGGGATTTGGTGCTCTCCCTTGGTACGCTCCTGCTGTTGGTAGTGGACTCTTTGGAGCAGGTACAGCGACCGATGCACCTACTGTAGACTTCTATGGAAACACTTGGATTACGACTCCAAGTATCGGTGCAGTTGAAACTAAAACGGAAGCGTCAACCCTTCCGTATCAACCAACAGAGCGGAACGCATCCGCCATCACCATCGCACCTGCAAGCACCTCACAAAGCATCGAACTCTACCTAGGTGCTACAGGGTTAGCATTCAACACCTCCGGTCTAGCGGCTTACTACGTCCGCAACCGAGAAGCACCTACGCCTATAACGCTGGTCACGCAGACACCTACAGGCGCGTGGACATCAGGTGGCTTTGCTGAGATAAGCTCAAGTCTCGTGCCGGGCGTGTATCGTTTGGATGTCCCTAACGCCGCTTTCGCGGCTGGCGCTTCTGATGTCACGATTGTGGTGCGTGGTGCAAGCGGTACGAACGGCGCGGTGCTGACGGTCACGCTTTCCTCTGGTGGCTTGACGGCAGCGCAGACAGCCGCAGCGGTCTGGGATGCTTCACGCTCTGCATATGCAACGGCTGGAACCTTTGGCGAGTACGTCAATGTGAACGTAAACTCCGGCGCTATCGCTGATGCTGTATGGGACGAAGCTCGAAGCGGACACACAACGGTAGGCACGTTCGGTCAGTACGTGAACGCTGAGTTGGTGACCCCGGTTACCTCTGCCGCTCTGGTTCGTATGGGGCCTTTTGAGGTTAGGGCTGACGGCTTGGGGGCATCTGATCCGCTTGACATTCAGAAGGGCGCACAGCACGGCGTAGACGTCCAATGTGTAGACAACAATGGAGCCGGAATCGACATTACGAGTGCAACGGTAACGGCTAAGGTCTACAACTCTGGTGCTACCTTGGTTGACACGTACGCTTGTACGGCAACCTATGCAGCTGATGGACGGGCAACATTCACGATTGATACGACCGTGACTAACGTGCCGGGTACTTACACGGCTACGATTACACGCACCACCGGAGCATCTGATACGCAGATATTCGGCCCACTCCGCATCTATGTGAGGGACATCTAATGGCACTTATATTTGACCTAACCGAAGACCCTCAGCAGGTCGTGCAAGTCTCCGCATGGGTCGGAGACTGGCACTCCTACGTGGTGCGGCTAGTAGACGAACTGGGAAGCCCGGTAGACATCACTACCGGTACGCTTGGTGCTACCTTCACTAACATCCAGACCGGGGCATCGTACACCTTTCCATCCGGTAGCGTGACCTTGACAAAGCAGTACAGCGCACAGGGCATCCTAAGCGTGTTGAACCCTGCTGCATACGGTACAGCGGCTGATATCAGGCTAACGATATCTTTCACGGTTAGTACTACGGTGCGGCGCTTTGGGCCTTTACAGATTCAGGTGTTGGCACCATGAGTGTAACCGTATCCCTCAAGACTACGTCCTTAGACAAGTACAAGGCGAATCTAGGCAAGATTAATATTGTCGTTGGCGCGATGGCGGCACAGGTAGAAGGTAACGCTAAAACATCTATATTGAAATCATCTGGTAAATACAAAGAGCGTGTCAGTGGTGAAAATAAAAACATTACAACGTGGTCAAGCCCGCCTGGCACTCCACCAAATACCGATATTGGTAATTTGGCAAACAGTATTGGTTATAGAATGATAGGCAAGACAACTGCTGAAATTACGGCTGGTGAACAAGGTGGAAGGGCTACGGCAGATGCAAAGTACGCTGTAGCTCTAGAACTTGGATGGACATCTAAAGGTGGAAACACCGTACCAGCAAGACCATTCATGGAACCGGCATTGATGAAGGTAAAACCTGCATTCATAAAAGCAATGAAGTCTGTGCTAAAGGGTAAGTAATGGCATACGAACCGGCAGTGATTGAACAATGGATCTACGAGACCCTGAGTGGCGATGCTACGCTCTTGGGTTTGCTTGCCGTTGACAATAAACCTGATGGCTACCAGATGGGCATCTATAACACCGTGGCGCCGCAGACCGACCCGGTATCACGCCGACCTGTGCAAGTGCCTTACGTTGTGTTTAGCAGAGCTGGTGCCAGCGGTGAAGACGAAGACACCCTGTGCGGCGCTCGTGTTTTTACTTACCCTAACTACCGGATAACTGTGTGGGATACTGAAAGCGGAGCGATGAGTATGGCTAGAATACAAACCATAATGAATCGCATCGATACACTTTTGGATAATCAGACGGT